TTCGATTGTAGTTAACTAAGTTAGCATCTATATAACCATACCAATATTCAAGATTATTGTTTAGTTCTATTTGATTTGAGTTATTCATAAATTTGTTTTTTAATTGTGTTATATACTTCGTTATATTCTTTTTCTGTTATTTGCTCATAGCTGCATGGGTATTGCATCATGTGTTGAGTGACTTGTATTGAATGTTCAAACTCACCTAAAAATAAAACGGTAGTTTTTGTTTCCTCTACCATGTAATAATGATAGTGTTGTTTAGTAAATAACGGAAGTTGTACTTCCATTTGTACTTTTTCTTTTCGTTCGATTGTGACTTTCATTGTTTGTGTTTTTAATTATAAAGCAAATATAAAGCAAATTATAATATAAACAACAAAAAAAAGCAACTATTTTTTATAATAATTGCTAACTACTTGAAAATCAATAAGAAAATTTTATTCTTTATTTGCTCTCTTTTTTATCTTTTTCTTTTCCCAATGGCGAATGATAGCAGCTACTAATAAAGTAACTATTGATCCGACTACTGAATTATCAACCCCATTAATAAAAGCTCCGCCACCTGTAACTTCATGAACTGCCACCGCTGTATTAACTACTTCACTAACTACTGTTGTTAGTGTATCATTTACTAATTGTAATAACATTTGTATATTGTTTTAAATTGTTTAAATTTGCTCTTCGTTCTTTGTGTTTTTCATAAAAATTTCAACTCTTAAAAGCATCCAAATGGGTGCTTTTTTGTTTATACTATTTCTATTGTATGGACTTCGTTATTATGTAACAATAATCTGTTTACTAAATCCGTTTCTGCTTTTGTACTTTCAAATATTGAATTATGCCCTTTTTTATAGCCTATAAGAATACATCCAAACGAATGGTCTGCCGTATTACCTCTGTGTAATAAAACCCCATCAAATCCTTTTATTTCAAGAATACGAGGCAACATCCTTTTGAACTTTGGCGATTGATTAACTGTTAGCTTATAGAATCCTAAAGGTATTGCAGTAAGTCCAAAAATCTTTTTTGTTTGAATAAATAAAAGAGAATCACTTTGTTTTAATCCTCTATCTTTATCTTCTAATGTATAGCAAAAGAAAACACCATTAATGAATAATGAGCCAATAGTGCAAACATCATTTCTATGTTCACGAATTACTTTTAACTTCATCTTCTATTTTTTTTGGTATAATAGCTTCATTCGGTCTTGTGTAGTATTCTTCGTATCTATCACGCTCCAAACAATTAAATAGTTTTTGTTCTAATGTAGCAACTCTATTATGTGTGTGCCATAGCCATAAAACTAAAACAGCAGTTGCGCCATGTTTCTTAATTAAGTCTAATGCTTCTTTCATAATTTATTATGGAATTGGTGTTGGTGGTGGTGTATAAGGACTTAATGGAATATCTAATAAATATGCGTATTGTGTTTGGGCAACATCAATTTCATCCTGTTCACTAAGAAATAAAAAGTAAACTCCGTTTATATCTTGAACAAAATTAAAAAAAGTATCACTATCTATAAATGTTCCTTGTAATTCGATTGCTTGTTGGTTTGTTACTATCCTTCCGTAATATTCCATATTATACGTTTATTCCAAAATAAGTCATTAATGTATTTACTCTATTATAAAAATTTGTTGCATCTGTTGAAGTTAATCCAGAACCAATAGATGAAAAAGCACATTGTTTTGTTGAATAAAAAAAGGAATTTCCATTTGCTACACAAATATAAATTTTTCTTGTTGATTGTCCCGTAAATACATTTGTTACGCTGCCGCTACTAACTCCATTTTTAAATATAACAGTTGAATTATTTGCTATTCTTGAACCGATATAAAAGCCTAAACTATTACCATCTATAAAACTTGCAGCACCTGTTGTACATTGAATAAATGAAGCAGACCTATTTAAATTATTGCTTTGTCTTAAGGATAATATTGTATAATGCAAACCGTTACCTTCCCAACTTCCTATATCATTTGCGGTTGTATTTGCATTAGTTCGTGAGTAATAACTTAAATGGGCTGAATTAGCAGTCAATTGTGTTGAAGGTATTAAAAAAGTGTCAGCAAAAGCACTTGTTCCATTTGGCGTCATTCCGCTGCTTGTAAAAGTCATTCCCGTAGCGAATGTTAATCTAAAAGCTGCATCAGTATCTAAAGGATTTACTAAATTCCATTTGCAAGTTGCTGCGCTGCCCCAAATAGGTAAATACATTGCATTTATTTTAGAGTAAACACCATCTGTTTTAAGACCTAAATAAAAGGTGTTAATTGCGTTTTTATCTGCATCACTTGTTATTGCTGTATTAGCATTAAAGTAAGCTAAAGCATCAGCATCGTAAGTTACAGATCCAAATACTTGATAATCTCTTGGTGTAAGTCCTAAACTTAACTTCATTCTGAATAAGCTATAATAGTACCACTTGTCAATGTTAGATTAGTAAAAACAGCATCACCAGGAGCGTAAATAATAGCGCCTTGCTTTAATGTTTTACCACTTAATCCAATTGATGTTAAATAGTTAGTTGTAGTATCAGGAGCAAAGCCACCCGTTAAAGTCGCTACTACTGTGTCAGCTTGTACGATAAAACAGTAATATTTTTTTCCTGTTCTTGCTGTTGTGTTATCAATATATTCACAGCCACCGTTTGCTGTTAGTCTTAATGCGTTTGCCATGTTGTTTTATTTTTTAAAGTACCATTATTGTTGTTCTATGTAACCAAATCTTATTTCTGTTTGTGGATAAAGTAAGTCATAAGCATAAAATTCTTTTAATCCATCATATTTACCTCCATAATAATAAATATTATATTTATTAATTATTTGCGAATCTACCTCTATTGGTTCGTTTTTAATTTTATAATACATTTTAATATCCTTTTATGTTAAATGAATACATTACACTTATTGGATTTGTAGCCCAATTAGGATTAGTTATTTGAATAATTAAATTATCATTTAAAGTATTTGCTAATGATGTTCTAAAATATAACTGATTTATTCTTTCACTATGCTTTATAGTTCCTAATGTTTGTTCAGTTGATTGAGTAATGTTCTGAAGTTTAACAGTTGAATTTTCTGTACTACCTAAAGTTGTTCTAACAAATACTGTAACATAAATGTCATAAATACAATTATTCTTTATGCTTTTAAATGGGATTGTATTTGTAGTTTCAGGTGCAAAATTATTTAAAGAACCTGAATAATAAATTGAAGCATCTGCTGGATTTACATTTGATGTATCAGCATATAATTCAAAAGTATATAACGGTGCAGGTGTATAACCTAAAACTGTTGAAATGCTTTTATTTTCATAACGAGTAGTGGTTGAGTTCCAAAAAATACCGTCATTATTTGAAGGACTTGGCAAGTAACAATCGTGGAGCTCACCGATTTCCCATCCGTTCATTACCTTACAATATATTTTTCCTTGATTAGCATGGGCATAAACAACATATCCAACTACAACTAAATGATTAGGTGCTGTTGGTTGAACTTTTGTTAAAGCTCCTGGTGTAGTTGAACTAACATATAAAACATCACCATCATTCCATGTTTCACCTTGTAAACTTCCTGTCGTGTTTAATCCTGTAATCTCACCAATTACAATTATTTTACCAGTTTGATTATTATTTATGTTTTCAGAAACAACTCCAATAGTATCAACTGAATTACCATTGCTATCTGCTAATGCGTAATCAACTGCTAACCTTTGTCCTTGCGCTGTTTGTACTTTTAAAACTTTGTAACCTGAAGCCAATAAATTATCGCCTGTTTTATTTACAACTGTTAAATAAAGTTTTTCAGGATATGTTGATGTTCCACCTTCAGGAACATAATCTAAGTTTAACCATGTATCAACTCCATTGCCTATCTTATAACGTGGCTGGTCTGTTCCTGTATAAAGTACATCCGTACTTAAAGCCATTTCACCTTCTAATAAAATAGGGTTATTAGAAGTCCAATTTGCAGATGTATCTCTTCTAAGTTGTATCTGTGCTGTTATTGTACTCATGCTTGTATTATCGAATTTGTATAAGTTGTATTTGAAGCCCCTCCATCAATTGCACTAACTTGTATTACTGTGTAACTCTCACCGCCTTTTAAAGTCGTTATAACAGTTCCATTTTGATTTACAATAGTAACTAGGTTTGATGTTCCTGCATTCGTTATAGTTGAATCAAATGGTATTTGGCATCTATCATAAGTAAAAGGTACTTTTAGATTTACATCAAAATAGTAACCTGCATCTTCATCATCAAAACGTGGTTCGCTAAAAGGATTTAAAGTAACATTATCGCTTACTAATTTCCATCCATAAATATTAGAATTAAGCTGTGCAATAATATCTAAACATATTTGCTGAATATCACTAAATAACTCTAACTCGTTTTGTTTGCCTTTAATCAATCTATCCATTACATAGATTCTTAAAACATGAGTATAGGCGTTACCTTGTAATACAGGTGGTTCGTAATCTACCCACATTGCAGGGTATTCAGTTATTCCGCTAGTCGCAAACTCTATAACACTACCATTACCAAAAGAATTAATTTGATAATGTGCGTTTGCAATATTATTTAGGTTTTTTATTACTTGGTTTAACGTTATCATTCAAAAATTTTTTTAATATTTCAATTTTATTAAAGAGTTTATATCCACTCTTTTTAGTAACGTTTTCTTTTTTCAAATTTTTCTTCATAGCTAAATATTGAACGGTTACGACCTAAATAAATACTTTCTTCGTATGAGTACCCTTGTGGATAAATAGTATCAAAGCCATCGCCAGGATTATCATATAATGGGTATTGGTCAGAATACTCAAATAAATAATCAATTAATCTTTTAGTATGGTATTGTGCTTTATCAGTAACTAAGTTCATAAAAGAATTTAATTCGTTAAAATCAACTCCCGTACTGTTATCGCTGTTCTTTTTTACAATGTTCTTATTTGTTACCTTATAAGTTAAAAAGGGTGCAGCCTCAACCATTACCCACCATTTAAGAGCAGGAATAATATAGTTATCTAATAAGGTAGTATTTAAAGCTGATAATGTATTTGTACTTACTTGGTTAATAATTTCATCGTACAAACCTGAACCAATATAATTTCTAATATGAATCTTTTGCGCTTCTTCAATAGAAATTCTTAAGTATTTTTCATCTACATTAGGATCTACAAATGTGTAATCCTTTATGTAAGTTGCTGTTAATAATAATACTGTTGCCATTATTTTTTAATTTTTACAACGTTAGCACTCCAAATATGTCTGCAAAATGGTGTTCTTGTTTGACCGCCCTTTCTAGTCCACCATCCACCTCTATAATTCCAGACATCATAACCTACTATCTTACTAATTTGTTCGATTTGCGCTCTTGAATACATTTTATTTGCATCCAATAACTTAACACAAAACTCTCTTGAATTTCGTTTGTCAGGCTTAACTCCTGCTCTCCATTCATAAGTGTACATAATTTTGTAATCTTCGGTATCTGTGCCTATTTTGTTTGATGTTCTGATAGCTTCTGTTGTTGGTACTCTTATATCCTTTTTTTGACCGCCTGCATTGGTTTCTTTAACCTTAATTAGTTCTTCTTTAACCATGTCATTGATTAAGTCTGCAACTCTATCTTCTTTAATTCTTAAAGTATCTGCAATGGTCTTGTTATCCATTAAAGGATCTTTATCTAATAATCCTACAATATCTCTTTTAATTTGTTTGCTTAATGGAGAAACATCAACAGCAAAGTCAAAACGATTTTCTTCGTTCATAAACTTTTGCTCAATCACTTCATAATTTTCTCTATCGTCACCAAACATTTTAAATATCTCAATTACTTCATCAATTTCACTTTCTGATGCAAAAGAATGTTCACATACTTGGTTTTCAAATCTATGGATAGCACTTGAAACAATAGGCTTAACTTCTTCTTCCAAAGGTGGCAACCCATACATTTCTCTAACCTCGTTTTTAGTCATTACCTTAATTTTTTCTTCAATAGGTAACTGTTCTTCAATCGGATCTAACTCTTTTAAATAAATACGATTTGAGAATCCTTTTAATTTAAGTAAATAGTTAAAGTCTTTCTCAATTTCAGCTTGGTTAGGAATGATGTAAGTATTTTTATAAAGTTCATAAGAATCATTTATTTGGTCTTTCGTTCCTAACTCACCTGCTGTTTTAATACCTACTAGCATAGGATTAGGAATGTGATGTCCGATAATTAATTCTTGAATAACTTGGTCGTTTAATTCTGTTAGTTGAGCATCTACATTTTGAGGTGTTAAATGTTCAATTGTAGGTGCAGAATCTTTATTGCCACTAAATGTTATTAGTAAGCTATTTGCTCTATCTGTGCCTGTGAATTTTTCTTTTAGTCTTGCTTCAATTTCTTCTTTCTCTTCTTCAGTTGGTCTGCCATTTGAGAAGTTAAGAATAGTTCCTGCGTTAAAACCACTTTTAATCGCATTTAAACGATAATTAGAAAGCTCAACATCTACTTCAGCATAAACAGCACTAGCCACATAATCAGGCAAAGGATAAGCATCTAAATCAGGTCTGTATTCTTTTGAAACAAATATTTGTCTGCCTGTTGGTTTCTCAGGATCAAATAACGGGATGTATTCTAAATCAGTTTCTTCAGGACTTTGCTTTTGTTTGGACCAGTCTTTTGAATACCAATAGCCATCTGCATCTTTTGCCTTTCTTAAATTGTTATAAGAAAAATGTAATAACTCAAAGTTGTTTCCTGCTTTATTCCAAATTACTTCTAAATAATAACCACCAAACAATTTTTTATCTAATACACATTTTTTTACAATGTCTTTTAAAGTATCAAAATTAGTATTCTCTTTATTTATAAAGTCATTAGCTAATGCAATATCTTGAATTGATAAATCAGTACTATCAAAGCCAACACCAGCACCGCAAATGTAAAGAACCTTGCCATTGATAAAAGCATTATGCTTAGAGCTACGATTGAATAAATAAAGTAAGTAACCAGGATAGTTATTATAGTAACCACCTTCTTTATCTGCTCCATAAATTATCCATTCTTTTGATTTTTCTTCTTTAAATACAGGTGTTTTATGTGCCTGTAGCTTAAGATTAATTACATCGTATATATTATTCTCCATAAGTTATAATCGTTTTATTTTGATTATCGTAAGCATTAACAACAGGCAATGTACTTTCTACTTTTACCATTCCTATTTCAAGTAAGCCTTCAGCATTTGCAACGTTTAAATTACTTGAACTTGTTTGTTGGTAAATTGCATATTCATAAAATCCCGTTTCAGGCAAAGATACAATTCCACTTGTTAAATTAGTAACTCCTGTTGTTTCAGTTATTAAAAATTTATTGTAACGAGTTGGAAATCCACTTACATCACTTGAAATGAAATTAACTGTACTCATTAACACTTGATGTTTAAAGCTAAATAAATAGTAAGGATTATTTAAAGTAACTTTTTCTGTTAATGTAAATACTAGAAAATTGTTTTGTCCTTTATTTATTATTTGCATATTTTAAAAAGTACCATAAAAACAAAAGGTTGCATTTCTGCAACCTCTCGAATCAATCAAACGAACAGGAAAATTATATAATGCCTGAAATAACCCCTGAATTAACTTTATTACATGGTAAAGGTTCTTTGCCTGTTAAAGTAATTGAGTAGCCATTTTTATCACCCATTGCTTTGCCAGTTGATGTTGCACTTGCTGTTAAATGCAATGCTCTTGTTTCACCTGCTAAATGATAAACATCATCTGCATCTTGAACAATAACCATCAATCTGTTTTGTGTTAGTAAACGAACAATGTTTCTATTTTTAGCAGTCATTTTATAAACGCTAAAAGTCAATGTTTGTTCATAGAAAGTTGTACCATTTTCAATTGATACAGTTGCATTTTCATCAAATTGTGCATCTTCTAACTCTAATTCAATAGTCCAGAATTTTTTTCCTGATACCATTGTAATTGCAGATACACTACCTGATGAACTTGTAATTGTTGAAACATTGGCAAACTCTGTAAGATATATTTTCTTTACACCTCCCGCACCCTGGCGACAGTCTAGTGTTATTCCTTCAATAATATTACAAGGCATGTTTTAAATTTTTAAAAGGGAGTTGTTACACTCCCTTAGTTAATATTAAGCGTTAGTGTATTGTACAACGTGATCGATGAATTTAACTGCTACTCCAGCCTTAAATGCACCAAATAAACGCCATACACGCGAGTCTTTTGAATACCATGCTTCGATGTTTTCTAAGTCTGATTGTAAGTCAGTACCGAATACTAAGTTAGAAGCGTAAGTTGCGATAATACGATTTCTTACTGCTGTTGGTACTGAACCTGTATCAACTGCTGCATCACTTAATCCTGGTACACCAACAACCTTCATATTAGTACCTGGATACATTAACTCCCAATTGTTCCAAACATTATCAGTTGTGTATTGTGAACCATAAATTCCGTAAGTTGATGTAATCTTAGCAGCTAATAATCTGAAAGTATCATAACCACAGAAAGCAACGATAGGCTCGTTTGCAATTGCAGCTGAAGGTACTTTTGAATAAATGTCATCAAAAATAGTTAATACGTTTGTTGCATTTAAAGTTGAAGTAGATGCTGCTACTGCTGTCCCTGCTGTGTCAATTGTTGCTAACCAACCATTCATCTGTTTTAATACAGTTGAGTTAGTGTAAGTAGTTTTACCTGCCCAAATCATATTTTCAACGTTACGAGCAACCTGTGCTAATTTTCTATCAATAATGTTTTGTGCAATTGATAAAGAATCATTGTTTGCACCTGCTGGTAAATACTTTTGTGTGTAGTAAGTATTTAAGTCTTTTAAACAGAATTGCTCTGCAAAGTTAATACCTACAGTTGCGATTGATACCTGTGAAAAAGTAGTAGTTCCTGAAGATGTGAATGAACACGCTTCTGCTTGGAATGGTACTGTACTTTCTAATACAGGGATTTTTTCTGTTGACTTAATTCCTGTACGGATATCAACTCCTTTTCCTAAAGTTACACCACCTAATATTGCTTTGGTGATGAGGTCTGCTCTGTTTTCTTCAACATAAGCAGTCATTGAATCAAATGAAAATGCCATTTTGTTTTTTGTTTTATTGGTTAATAGTTATATACTTTTTTTCTAAATTCTTCTAAACTTGTAGTGTTTGATTTTTTAAAGTTTTCTTTTGAAGTTGACTTTGGCTCAACACTTGGAGCATCTGCAACTTTTTCAATCAATGAAAATAACTTTCTGTTTAAATCTGTTTGTGCTAAAATTGAAGCGTTTGCAGCTTCTAATGCTTGGTTTGATAAACCTAATGCAGATTCTAACTTTGATAAACGCTCGTTTAATTCAGCAAATTTCGCTTCAAATTGTTCGTTATTATCGGATGCCATTTCTTCCATAACAGGTTCTTCCATTACTTCTTCAGGTTCAATGCCTTTTACAACTCCGTTTTCAACATAAACTTTCATTGGCATTTCATTTACCATAATAACCATTTCAGTTACTTCAACTGGTAAATCCATAACACCATCAGGAGTTATAACTTGCAGTTTAGATCCGATTGCGATTTCTTCTGTATCAGTACGAACAATAGAACCATCCTTTGCTTTGTAGTCAGCAAATTTTAAGTCTTTTACTTCGTCTTGAAAAATATCTTTGAATAATTCTTTCATATCTGAAAAAACTTCTTTAAACGTTTGTTTTTTATTTTCCATTGTCTTGTTTTTTTATAAAGTACATTAAATTCATTTAGTTGCAATCTCTGCGACTTTTTTTCTTAAGTTGTGTATTCTATCGGCTAATGATTCGATAACGTTTACAGGCGCATCTTTTAGCTTTCTATGAGCAAATGCACCCTCAACACTAAAACCTTTAAACACTCCTGTTCTAATAAAGTCATTCCAAACTTCGTTATTGTCTACTTTAAAAGTTCCAAACCATGAGCCTTCTGTTAATGTTGGATATCCTTCGGGTGTTTTAATGCCTCTAGTTTTGTCAATAATAAAAGATTCAACCATGTAAACTCCATCAACTTGCCTTTCGCTATCGTGCATCATGTTTACGTTATGAGTAAATCCTTTTTTGAAAAATCTTTGTGCTATTTTTTCAATCTGTTCTTTGTCAAACACTACATAGTACTCGCCACTTTCATCTGCTCTATAAATTGGTAAATCTGAAATCATTAATGCTCCGCTAATTAGTCTACGTTCTTTATCTGCAAAGAATTTAAACTGACCTTTCATGTTTTGTTCATCCCATTTAGTATAACAAATAGCAGCAGCCTGGTCTTGTTCTTTTCCTGCATTTATTTCAACTGCAATGCAACGAGAAACAAATTCATCTTTGCTTTCACCTGCTCTTGGATTAACAATTAATTCATCATAATGATATAAGTATTCGCTATCCTCTGTATGTACTGCACCAGTCATTAACCTACCATTTGCATCTTTATGAGTTGGCCCATTATAAAGTTTACCGTCTTTTGTGTAATGTGGCACACCCTCTTTTAATTTTTGATTATCAATTTGTTTTAATTTTCTTTGCGCCCATTCAACACCTGCATCTCCGCCCCATGCTAACCACATTAACCTGCCACAGCCATCGCCTAACTCTTTTTGTGAGTTTTGTCTGTGCCTTTCAAATGCAGCCATTCTCGCAATTGTATCTCTACTTATTGCTTCACCATTCGCTAATTGATTTGCTCTAATTTTTCCAACAGGAGTTCCACAATCACCCCACCCATTTTCTTCTGCATATCTTAAGGCTATTTTAGCATTCTCACTTGCTTGTTTTGGATAGTCTGTATAACTTTCAAATTGATGTTCTTTAAAAGCATGCCAATTGGTCTCTATTGCAGGAGTGTCAACTAATGCCACCCATTCTACACCAAGTTCATCACTATCATCAATTACTAATTTATAAACTGGTAAATTTTCCATGTTATCCTATTTTTGAATTATTACTTAATTTGTTTACTCTTTCTGTTACTGCTCTACTTTCACTTTCTACTACATACGCTTTCATTGGTGCTGCTTCTCTATTGCCTTGACCTGCAACTGTGCCATCAGGATTAAGTTGAGTTACTGTGTTTTGTGCTGTTAATCCTTGCGGAGGCTGACCACCGCCACCACCTTGGCTAAACGTTCCTAAGTTACCACCACCACCGCCACCACCACTTGTACTGCTAGGTTCAAATTTTGTTTGTGCTATTTTATTTATATTAGCTAAGGCTGTAACTCCTGCTATTGCTGCTGCTACATATTTCGCTGGACCTAATAATGTAGG